GTCCCCGGTGTTCCTGTTCCCGGTGTTCCTGTTCCCGGTGTTCCAGTCCCCGGTGTTCCTGTTCCCGGTGTTCCTGTTCCCGGTGTTCCTGTTCCCGGTGTTCCAGTCCCCGGTGTTCCTGTTCCCGGTGTTCCTGTTCCCGGTGTTCCAGTCCCCGGTGTTCCTGTTCCCGGTGTTCCTGTTCCCGGTGTTCCTGTTCCCGGTGTTGCAGCGACCCGTGCAATTCTTTCCAATATTGACAATTCGCAACACTTCATCCCACGGGATTTCACGCACGATCTCCAATTTGTCAGTACATGACTTGTCACCGTCTGTTCTTACCTCACCATAGGCAATGACTTCTGCAACCTTGTTTTCACTGTTGAAACTGTAATAATTGAAGCAGTCGGCAGCAGTCTGACAGAAGTGCATACCGTGACCGCAAACATCAAGTTCCCCTTCTTCCTCAAATTTTCCGGGGCAAGTGTACTGTTTAGTGTTGCCGTTAGGTGAACAAGTCCAATCAGGTCTGAACACTTTGAACCCATGCACCACATTCTGAACTGTCTTATTCTCCATCTTTCTGTACCTCACCTTTCTGTTCTGTCAACGCTTTGTATTCATCAAGTAATGCTTTCATTTCCGGGTCTTTCTCCGAAAACATTTCAAGCACTGCCATACGCTGCAACTTATTGATCCTTACATCCATAGCAGTTTTTAATTCTGACACACGTTTTCTTGATGCAATACGGTTTTCATATGTACCCATATCAACCTTTGTGACGATCTCACGACCATTTACAACCCTTGAAACAGTGTCATCAATACTTGCAATCTTTGCGACTGCCAAACCGTGATGCCCTGTTTTAACTACTACCACATCACCAACTTCAAAATTGTCATACATTGCGTACTTTGACATACACACCTGTTCTTTTTCATTGTCATTCAGGAAAGATACCTGTACGGTTTTATAATCTCCAAACATTTCTTCATCCTCACTTTCTTCAATTTCAAATAAAATAATCTGATTTTTTCTTAACCAGTAACAACCGTATTGACTGTTATTGTTTTTATGACCTTCAACCATTACGCCGAAAATACCTTTGTATTCCCTTGTGATTACACCACTTAACCCTTCAAGTCTGCTGCTTCTGCAAGAAATGATCTTTACTTTGTCACCTATCTGCATAAGATCACCGCCTTATATGGCAATTCCTTCAATTTCTGCAAAACGTTTTGCATTGATGAAATATGACCAACGGTGTTCACTGGTATGAATCGCATACCCCCAAGGGAAAACGCCCTGTTGTAACCCAAGTGCTATTGTGTTGGTGTGCTTGTGCATCAACTTAGCAACTTCATGTACTGTCAAGGTTGGGATGCCATCTTCACACTTGGAAGGTTTGAAGATCACCGGGGTTTCTTCCTGTTCAAAATAGTCAGGGGTAAGTCCAAGTGATACTGCAATATCACTTTGAACCTGTTCTGACGGTGTGGTCTTGTCATTCAGGTACATACTGATTGACCCCTTACTTTTCCCGGTCAATCCAACAACCTGTGCCTGATTGATTCCTAACTGCTGCATAGCCTGTTTCAACTTTTCGCTGAATTTCATAATTTATCACCTATCCTTTCTTTATTGTGGATTGTCAATCCACATTTTAGGTAAAAAAAATCCACATAACTTCATCATCTGTCAAATGAAGAAGTTCTTTTAAGATCATTACCTCACTTGCTTTGAACTCTGTTTCATTGTTGAGTTTTTTCAAAAATGCCTGATAAGAAACCCCAACCTGTTTAGCAACGTAAACCAATTTGAAACCACAAGCATCAATTTTTTCTCTTAATAAATTACCTTTAATCATCTTATTTTTCACCTTCCTTTTCATCATCAGGGAACGCATTGTTGTTATACTGTTTCCTGATCGTTATTCTAACAACCCCTGATTCTAACTGTTCAAATGATGTTTCCTTGAACTTCTGCGGTTTGCCTTTTTTCAGGCTTTCTATGTACGCAAGGTATTCAAGTTTGGTTGGAAATTCAAGAATCTGTTCAATCCATGCTGCAACTATTTTCTTCACATAACCACCTTCTTTCTAACATGAACCACCGTCAGCACCATGAAATGCACCAACAGGATAATTCCAATCATTTGTGTATATGTCATCTGTGTTGAACTCACCAGTAAGTATTGAATGTATTGCTGCTTTATCCTTCCAACACACGCAAGACTGTGTATCACCGATAAATTCATCAAGATTTTTTTTGTTATCCAGTGTGAACCCAAGAACTTCTTCATCATGCCTTAGTGCAGCATAATCATCAGGGAAAAGTTCTTTTACTCCGGCAAATAACCGGGGTGTTGAAAATATACACATCATACAACTGCATCTGTTCCAACCTATCCTGTAACATGGGTGTGGATTTATATGATGCCGTTTCAGCAGTTCCCACACATCCTTTTCAGAATAATCAATGCAGCACCGCCATTGATGAACAATTCTGTGTGCCTTGGCTTCCGCATTGGTGCGGTGTATTTCCATTTCATTGTACTTTGACCGCCCGGCTGATTCACCACGGCGTTCACCTGACACAATCAGTATTTTCTTATCATGCTTGGTTTCTTCAAGGTTTGCCGTCACACTGTCTTGGACTGCTGCCTTTAAGTTACCGCTGCACCACCGCCCTGAATGTGTACCGCCTTTTGCCGGGAACTTGTGTCTTTTTCCACCAAGTTCTTCAAGTTCACCCAGTCGGTCAAGATTACTGACAACGGTATCTGCAACACATATTTTCAAATAAGCGGAACACCAACGCCTTGACAGGTCACCAGTCTTTGCCGGAAACTTCATTCTGTAACCATACTGTTTCAGAAGTTCTTCCATTTCTTCTGTTGCCTGTTCTTTCAGTTCCTTACATTTCAGGTAATTACTTGACAATTTGCACTGTCTGACTTCCCCAGTATCAGGGTCAATCCATTCAATCGGTTCTGATGCACCTATGCGGTACAATTCACCAAAGAAACCGTTCACCCTGTAAGAAACCCTTAACTTGATACCCTCTGCATCTGCAAGTGCTTTTACATAGTTTTGGGTACATTTCCAGTCCATACGCCTTGAAGGATGCCCGCCGTCAATATCGTGATGCCAAAACTCTATTCTTTCCTTTGGTACACCAAGTTCAAGAAGTTTTAGGTAACAAGCAACTGAATCCTTACCGCCGGAAATCAAAACAACTATCAGATCATATTCTTCAAGTGGTAAAAGTTCCGGCAAATAGATTTTCTTGAAATGCTCTGAATCAGTTCTACCGTCAACCCTTGGTTTCAATTTGATGCCCTTGCCGTATATCGGTGCATCAGGAACACCTAATCTGACGGGCGTTTCCTTGGTGCAATCCGCATCTTTTATGAAATCCATTCCACAACAACCTACCTTTCTAAATTATTTCAATTCTAAAGATATGATTTTCATGCTTTATGGTTTCATGGTTCTTCATCTTGGCTAAAATACCAATGTATTCAGAAAGTGTTTCATCTGTGTTTGGGAAATTTCTGCTTTTCTCTGCCTTAACGATTGCTTTCACATATTCATAGGCTTCTGCAACCGTATCTGATATTGCACTAAATTCCATACCCTGAATTTTCCAAGTTACTTTTATTTTCATAGCCTTACCGTTTCCTTTCCCAGTTCCTTCAAAAAGTTGTCTATTGTCAGCACACCTTAGTACAATCAGGGGTGTCTTTCCTTTATCAGATTTCACATTAAAATCTGAAAACCTGTTACACATCATTGAACTTTTTGAACGGTGTTGTTCAAACCGCCGGGGTTTCACATTAAAACCACCAAAACCTGTTGACTAACATACAATAGACAATTTTTTGAAAGAACTGAAATCCTATTCCTTGGTTCTTTTCCCCGGAACTGCTGCAACAGTTCTTTTTGAAATAGTCAGGAAGTCGGGGAACTTCCTGACCTGTGAAACAAAGTGCTGTGTCATCTCGTGCGGTTGATTCTTCCACTTAACGGTTTCTTGTTTTAGGGGTAAAGTGCCGATTGGTTCAGCCTGTCCGCTTTCTTCAAATAGTGCGGTACACTGTGCTTTCTTGCCCTACCGTTCCTGTTTTCTTCAACTACTTTGACGGGTCATGTTTATTCTTCACACGCTCTATCTGCTATCCGGCAGCCTGACCACCATGTCACTTGCGTGTAGCCCTATCGCTTCACCCATGTCCTTCCTACTTGCTTTGTTTCTTGTGGATTGTCCGTCCACATTTCATACTATAAACCACTGTGGATTAAATGTCAACTATTTTTTATAAAAAACTTAAAAAAAGTTGATTTTCAATCCCTAACATAGTAAAATTACATATAGAAAGGGGGTGACAGTTGTGGTGGATAAAAAGAAGGATTTTCTGAAAATTCTTGGTAATAACATAAAAAAATACCGGGACGATAAAGGACTTTCTCAAGAAGCACTTGCCAACCTTTGCGGGTGGAATACGGACAACGCACGGTCAACTATTTCAAAGATTGAATCAGGGACTAACGATGTCCCTACATCCAAGTTAAAGATCATAGCAGAAAAACTTGGTGTATCAGTTTGTGATCTAATGAATTGTTCAAATATTCAAGAACAGTCTGAATCTGTTGAACTGGTAAAACAAGTTTATGATGAAGAAACCAAATTTGTGATTTCTTCATTTACTAAACTGGATGCAGTTGACAGAATTAAAGTCATTGAACGAATTAACACATTACTGGATGATGAAAAATATTCTGTCAAAAAAGAATCGTCAGGAAGTCAAACGGCATAATATGGGTTGACTTTTCCAAAAGGTAACTGTTGGTAACTGGTAACTGTTGTTTTTCTATACTCTATATTTTACTTTTTTATTTTAACATTAGAATTAGTACATAATCAAAATATAAGAAAATCAATTATCAACAGTTACTAACCGTTACCCTATTGATAATACTGCATTTATAACAGATACTTAAACCGTTACCAACAGTTACAACGGTTACTGAATGGAAGGAAGGTAAAAATGTTTGGAAAAAAGAAAGAATCAGGAATACCAGTAGGACATTATGAAGGAATTGAAGGGTTTGCGACTGATTACCCTTGCAGAATTGAAGTAAAAGGTGATGTGTTTGAGATCAGAAGAATCAAGCCTGAAACTACCGTCACACTTCCAATGAACAGAATCAAGTCATTTTCAGCAATGGAAGAAGAAAAGTTCATGTTAAAATATCACGGTCAGGCAAAAAACACATCAAAATTAAAAGGTGCAAAGAAGTATTACTTGGTTGTGGAATATGACAAAGGTATGCTTGTCTTTTGGGGAACAGCAATGGAATATGGAAAGTTTCTTGATTTACAGAATAAAGGTGTTGCAGCACCTTCACACATTGAATTATAACTGAACAAAAATGAACCCCAACCGTTGCAGCGGTCAGGGTTCTTATAACTCTATACCAAGGAATAGGATGATATAGGCTATGCAGATACAATTATATCATCCATTCCCTGAAATTTCAATCAGGAAGGAATGATATACATGGGAAGAAGAAACCCAAACGGTTACGGATGCGTGACCAAGTTGAAGGGTAACCGATCACGCCCGTGGCTTGCCAAGGTCACCATATATGACGAACAGGGACACGCAAAACAAACCCCTATCGGTTACGCTGAAACAGAAGAAAAAGCCAACATCCTATTGGCTGAATATAACAACAACCCTTGGGACATTGACAGGGAAAAGGTCACCTTGGTTGTACTCTATCAGCGTTGGTCTGAAATCAAATTACCAAAGTTAGGAAAATCAAATCAGCAGTCCTTGCGTTCAGCGTTCAAGCACTGTTCAAAATACTACGGTGTGAAGTACCGATCACTGAAATCTTATCAGATGCAAGACTGCATTGACAACTGCGGGTGCGGTTATTCAACACAATGGTCAATCAAGAATCTGTTCGGTCACCTTGACCGTTTTGCTTTTGAAATTGACCTGATAGATAAAATGTATTCACAAATTACCACCGCACCACCAATACCTGATACCACCCGTGAACCGTTCACGCCTGAACAGGTTGATGCACTGTGGAAAATAAAAGATGACCCTTGGGTCAATACAGTGCTGATCTACATATATACGGGGTTCAGATTACAGGAATTGTTGGGAATGAAAACTGAACAGGTGAACATCAAGGACTGGTACTTTGAAGGTGGAATCAAGACCGCTGCCGGAAAGTGCCGTATTGTTCCGATACATGACCGCATCAAACCATTTGTGAAAGCATTGGTTGATGAAGGGAACAAGTATCTGTTCACCTATCAGGACAAAAAGTTCAGTCAGGCAAATTACTATAAGTGTTGGGGTGAAGTCATGGAAAAGATAGGTGCAGACAAGACCCCACATGAAGCACGGCACACCTTTGAAACCAACCTTGACAATGCCAAAGGTAACAGAAAATGTATTGATATGCTAATGGGTCATAAGTCAAAGGATGTGGGAAACAGGGTGTATAATCACAAGACTATTGAACAGTTACGGGAAACCGTTGCCCTGTTAAAATAATATTTTTTACGCTGAACCAGTAACAAATTAGAAACAAAAAAGACGGGAAATGCCGTAAAATCAAGCATTTCCCGTCTTAAAAAATGTATTATATCATACAATCCGTCAAATATCGGCTGTTTTCGGACATGCAAAGAAGATTTAAGCAGGTGAGGACGCCGCCGGGACCTTTAAAACAGATTTCCAGAGAACCTCTTTTACATCCTGCCGCTTCGCAGGCTGCGACTTCAGCGGCAGCTCTTTTTTCGATACGAGCTTTACGAACTGCGATTTTTCCAACAGCCGGTTCAGCGGCTGCTATTTTAAAAATTGCAGTATGAACGGCTGCAAGGGGGATGGCTGTGATTTCAGCCAA